AGTAATTATTTTCAAAAATCAGACTTCACCGTCGGATACACGAGCATGAGTGATTGGAGACTTAACGAGTTGCCCTTGGGTAAATCGCAAGAGTATGATGCTTTAACAAATCCTAATGGAATATGGACGAAAGTGGGTAATCCCTCATGGTTTAACATAAGCGCAATAAAATTTGAAGCGCAATGGAATTTAAATTGGGACCTTTACATTGACGGATTATTTTTTGATAAGGGTCGATTCAAGAATACACAAGAGGACTCAACGAGTCAAAGTAATTATGGTGTTAGAGAATTAGTTGATACTGATGAGGAGCTGTACAGTGATAATGAATGCATGTTAAGGGCTAAGGCTCTTCTTGCTCAGCTGAAGGATCCTGCGGAGTATCTTACGGTTCGCAGCACCGTTATCGACTATGGCACCACACCGCTTTTACCCGGCGACAAAATTCATGTAACATTGTCAAACGAGAATGTGGACGCTGACTTCCGCATTTTAAACGTCGAATACCGTGTGGACGCAAAAACCCAGACTCTTGAAATAGCTTTGGAGCTGGGCCGTGAGGTTCCGCTTCTGGCTGATTATTTGTATGCTCTTCGGAGCAAGTCTGATCACATGAGTAGACATAAAATTGCGAGGTTGATGTAATGAATAAGCAGGTTTTGAAGCAGATTAAAAGCCTTAAGCCAGGCAGCCTTATTCGTGTGGATTGGCATGATGCAAGCATAGGCAAAAGTTTGAGTGGAGGACGTACCGGAATAGATGTTCCAGTGTTTAGCATAGGCATTTTTATTGGGTTGCTGGGTGAAAATGATAAGCATATTATTTTGGGCCAGAATCATTTCCGATATGCGGATGGCATTTTCGATATTGACTATACTGCTATACCGCTTGTTTGGGGCGTCAACGTCAAAGTCATTCAAGTGGAATACATAAGCAGAGAGGAGGCTCAGCAACTGTTAAACAGTTTCTTGTTGGGCGGTAGGCGGACTCTTCCGAAACGCATGAAGCGTCAAGAACGTTTGAGGAATCATCATGAGAGACTGGATTAAAAAGGCTTTAACTAAAACCGTTCAGCGTAAAGGCTCCAGGGGAAAGACAGAAATTATTGTTGTGCAGCCGAATGAAAAGCTTGTGTTAGGTGTGAAATTTGCGATTGGCATGACTGTTTGTCTATCAGCTCTCGAAGTTGCTCACATGGCTTTTCTAGGCACATGGAACAGTGAGATATTCGCGGCTATCACTGGCCTCAGCGGCACAGTCATGGGCATATTTGTGGGGCAGAAGTCATGAAGGGAAAACCTTGGAGCAAAGAGGAAGTGGATAAGCTAAGAGACCTTCTTAAGAGTGGTAAACGATTGAAAACCATTGCGGAGATACTTGGCAAGACTGAGGATGCTGTTTATCTTAAGTGTAGAAGGCTGGGGCTTTTGGTTGAAGAAGAAGTTAAGGGCTATACTTCTTCTACAACTGAGTTGATTCTTCCTAAAAAGTTGCCGAGTGTTCAAGAGGCTTTGGCGATCCTTGCTGCAGCTCTCAAAAAATCTGCGGAGTCTGGGCTTGATAAAGTTGAGGTTCAAAGGCTCCAAGTGGTAGCTACTCTTGCGAAGACTTACAAGGACATTCTAGCGGACTACATCAATTATCGCCAGATCGAACGAGAACTATTGGAGCTTAAGGAAAAGTATGAACGGCTCTCGAGCAAAAAAGCCTAGGACGATGCGTGCCGACGAGATTTTACCTGAATGGTATAGATTACAGGAAAGTGCTAAGATTGCGGAAGAAAAAGAAGTTAAGAAGGCTCGAAAACTAAGCAACGATCCTGTGGAGTTTTTCCGTCAAATAGTGGGATTCGAACCCACAAACTACCAAAAAAATTTGATTAACTTGTTTCTCGAGAAACAGTTTGTGGCTATGCGATGGGCGAGGCAATCGGGGAAAAGTTGGATCGCCGCTGCGCTTGTGCTGTGGTATGCGATTACACACGTTGATAGTTACATCGGTATAGTAGCGCCCAGTTGGCGCCAAGCCAAACTTATCATCCGCCGCATTAACTTCTTTTTGCGAAAGCTTCCAGCAGGAATGTATTTTCGACCTATGCGCACAATGATACGGTTGACAAACGGAGCGATTATCGAAGCTTTTCCAAACAACCCCGACACTATTAGAGGCCCCACATTAAACATGATTTATTGGGATGAAGCAAACTTCACTAATCAAGATGTCGACCTTTGGACAGCAATTTTGTTCACGATTAGCACCACGAAGGGCAAGGTTCTCGTTTCAAGCACGCCATGGAACACTGATTCAGTCTTTTACCGCATGTTTCACGGTGAGGAATTTGCAGAGTTTGGGCATAGTCATGTGACTTGGAAGGATGCGCTTGCGCCTAACGGACCGTTAGATCCTAAAACGCTGGAAAGCATTCGGAAACAGTTTGAATATGATCCGTGGCGCTTCCGTCGAGAATGTGAGGCGGAATGGGCGGAAGATGAACAAGCATGGTTGCCCCAGACTTTAATCACGAAATGTATTGCCACAGAGAAGACGCTTGGCGAGGAGTTGGAGCTGTGGGATTTTGAAAGCACACATAGAAACGCTACTCTATTCGCCGGGTTAGATTTGGGACGTGTCCAAGACCACAGTGTCCTAGTTGTAATCGAGCAAGTTAAAGACAATAAGTATGTACTCCGTCATCTGAAAATCTTCGAGCTAGGAATCAGCTACGCCTCTGTGATTGGATACATTAAAACGCTTCAGGATCGTTGGGGTGGCTTTGCCAAAATTCGAGTTGACTCAACTAACCAAGACTATGTTGTTGAGGATATGACAAACAGTGGCATCGATAATTGCGAGGGTGTCCGCTTTTCTCTGCCCCGGAAGCAGGAGATGGGAACTCTGTTGAAGCAACGGATGACTAATAATCAATTCTGGTATCCATATTTCACTTGGCAGAAGCCGTATCCCGGTGAGTGGGTTAGCGAGCTTAACGTGGAAAGATTCGAACTTCGCAAGGACGGGTCTATAGCTCTGAATCATCCTCAGGGGACTCATGATGACTGCTTCTGGAGTGTAGCCCTAGCGCTTTACGCGACTGTTGAAATGCAACCTGAACCCTTCCTTGCAGTTATACCTCGTAGGGCTAATAAGTTGCAGCGGATTCGTAAGGATCTTGCGAAGCGTAAGGTTGTGGGTGTCACAAGGTAGGGCTCAGTCTTGAGAAGGCGTAAAGAGTTTTTTCTGATTCGTAAGATGCGACGTACATATGATAGGCTTTCTGGCAAATTCACTTTTAACATTGCTTATGAGACTGCTGCTCCCAAGCCGAGTAGTAGGGTTGTGCAAGTAGCTGAAGGCTTCGGACTTGGGCTTGACCAATGGGAGAAGTTCATAGTTTACGATAATGTTGAGTTGAAAATAGGGCCTACGGACATCGTTTACATTACTGGTGATAGTGGTAGCGGAAAAAGCGTTTTGCTGAAGGCTTTAGAGAAAGACATCAAGCAAGACATGGGATTAACTTGCATCAACATCACAGATATTTTACCGGAGTCCGGTAAACCGCTAATCGAAACCGTTGGCAAAACACTTGAAGAAGCCTTAGAATTACTAAGCAAAGTTGGCCTGAATGATGCTTTCCTTTTCTTACGCAGTTATGAGCAGCTTAGTGATGGACAAAAATACCGTTACAAAATAGCAAAAATGATGGAAAGCAAAGCTCAATTTTGGATAATGGATGAAGCTATGGCTACGCTTGACAGGGACACTGCTAAGATCGTGGCTTATAATCTTCAGAAGCTTGCACGTCAACAAGGCAAAGCGGTTCTTGCAGCGACAACTCACACAGACTTGTTTGAGGATCTAAACCCGAGTGTCCACATTCACAAGCGGTTTGGGAAAGAAATCTGTATAGTGTACTACACAAACGAGCCTGCTAGGGAATGCAGTCTTATCAAGGAAATGCATGTAGAGCAAGGCGCAACGGAAGACTGGAGACGGCTTGCAGGCTTTCACTATCGCAGCCACAAAATAGTTGGTCCTCGCAAAATCTTCTGTCTAAAGCGTGGGGAAGAACTGTGCGGAGTCATTGTTTACTGTTATCCCCCGCCCACATGTTTCGGAAGAAGACTTGTTCTGCCAAAGATGTCTATGAAGGAGCTGAATGAGAAGCTGAGCATTATTAGCCGTGTTGTTGTGCATCCAAAATACCGCACCATAGGCTTAGGCGTGAAGCTTGTGCGGGAAACCTTGGCCAAGGCTGGAACGCCTTATGTGGAAATGCCCGCTGTCATGGCAAAATATAACCCGTTCGGAGAGAAGGCTGGAATGCGGAAAATAGCAGAGCAGCCACCGCCTAAAGAAGCCTTGAAAATCGCGGAAATCCTGCAGCAGTGCGGCTTTAACATTCAACTGTTGGGGAGCGAAAAATACGTTTTGAATAAGCTGCAAACCCTAAGCGATGAAGGTCTGGAAAAGGTGAGAGAAGCGTTCATTAAACATTGTCACGCACGCTTTATGAAATACTTTTTCTGCCATATTCCCTTCGGAAGGAAGGAAGTTTACGCCAAAGAAGTGAAAAAAGCCAACCTTGAAAGGCTTGCACGTCTAATCAAAATCTGTGGATTTCTAATGCAGACAAAAGCATATCTCATCTGGACTGATGGGGGTTTCTAAAAAGACAGTATTACAGTAGAATTTTCTATTCTGGATTATGGTAAAACTTATTAATACTTAACAAAACTTAATAATGCTCTACTTCAATGATAGTTAGGAAGTGTTAAGCTATGCCAGCCAAAGGTTTTACTTCAATTTCGATTCACAAAGATAAATATGAGATGATTAAGGAAATTGCAGATTTGCAAGGTCAAACAGTTACTCAATTGATCGAGCATCTGGTTACTCAATATTTGCGTCCCGAAAAAAGGGCTCTAATTGATGGGACTATCAGCAGCGGGTTTACCAGAGTGGAGTGGAGCAAATGGCCGGGACCTTATGAGGACATTATCTTAGACCCCAATGTTAAACATTATAGGTCAACAGCTTGGATTCGCTCAAAAGAGTACATAACTAAGGCTGGTCCTCCGTTATGGAAAATAGACAAGCGCGTTCGTGAAGATGAGAAATTTAGTGTTGATAGATTGTTTGTCATGTCTCAGAGTGCATGGGGTTCAAACGAAGTTTGGGAATGGACAGCCAATTGGCTTATTTACTGTTTTCTACGTCTTGAAAAGTTCAAAATATTCGTAGTCAAGGAAAAGGATGCTGTGGAGAAAAAAATACCTGATAGGTATTATGACATGGGAATCTATGGAGATCCCCCAATAATAGTAGGTTACCTCCGCCTTGATCCAAAATCTAATCCAATATCATATACGTGGGTTTCTCCGCTTGACACAGATGAGACAGAAAATGCCTCTAGGTATTTTAAGGAGCTTAGAAGTTGTGCATACGCAGTTAAAAGTTTCGAAGACTTTGAAAAACTACGAAAGCAAGCTTATTAGTCATATGTGGACGAGTTGGACTATGCCAGGCAAGAAGATAACAATGCGATCAAGCACGATAACTAGGTCTGCGATGTATGATAGTAAAGATGCGCGGCGAACTCTTGATCCCAAATATATGCTTCCTTGTCATAGACAAGCCCAATGGGCAGAATTCACAAAACTCAAAGAAATCATCGGCGAAGTTTATAGTGGTCTTAAGCGCCCTCTTACGATTTTCGATATCGGCATTGGCTATGCACGAATCCCTGTCTGGCTTAGTCACGTTCTCACCTGGAATAAGATAGCAAAGTATGTTGGAATAGATATAAGTAAATACTGCATAACCCAATCAAGGCGAATCGTTTCGACAAAAAGAATCGCAAATAAGGTACAAGTCATCCAATTTGATGCCGTAAACCTGAACACAAGTTCTGCTGATTTTTTGAAAAAAAACAAATATGATCTTGTAATTTGCACGTACTTTACTGCAGGAGATTTCAAACCCTATGAAATCAAACTTGAAACAAAGGAAAATGGGCTAATAGTTGACTACGACATAAACGCGTTGAAGCCAAACAAGAACTTCGACGCAGTTTTCACGGGAGCTTATGACTTACTGCGGGAGAAAGGCAAAGTCGTCATAGGTTCTATATACTGGGACAACAGCTTCGTTAGAAAAATGCAGGAGGATTTTTATAAGACATGTGGGATGTCTGTCATAACGTCTAGCAAAGACCTATTTACAGCAACAAAAGAAGGATTCTGGTCTGAGAGATTTGATCAACATAGAATTCTCAGCTATTTATCATGGGTCCCCCGCAACAAAATAGAGCTAATTCCTCTTGATGACTACAGCTTCGCCTTTATGGTTATCATTCATAAATAGCTATGGGTGATTTGATGAAAGCGAATAGCATAAGGATTAATCCGTGGCTGTGGAAGGAGATCAGCAAATACACTAAAGATAAAGGGATGAGTGTTAACGAGTTTGCAGAACAGCTCCTGAGAATTTTCCTATCGCCACGGTTAGAGAGAGGCGAAACGTCTTTTTCAACTGCTCGTTCGGATTTTTTTTGGGAAAACGGACTAATCGACTTCAATGCAGGCTTGTTGGGAAGTAATCCCACCCGAGTTATCGGGAGGGTGATGGAATATTTATATGATCTTGGTAAATATGGGGCATCCAGCCGAAAAATGTGTGAGCGACTCGAAGAAGAGGAGGACACTTGCAGACGAAATATTGCTTTTGCTTTGGGTGCCGAGGTTGATGAAATCCTATATGAAACCAATACAACAAAAAGCCTGCGTCTAGCATATGATATTATTAGAAGTCTCAGAAAACTCTCAAGTGCTGACAAAATACTAACTACTGATGTGGAGCATAATTCAATCAAGCGTCTCTTCAGAATAGAGTCTAGGTTGAGAACCAAAAATGTGCCTTTGCTTTCGCTTTTTATTAAGGGTTGTGATAAAGATGAGATAGTCGAACTTTTTAGTTCTGCTATTGATCGTCATACGCGACTCCTTCTTATTAGCCACATACCATACGTTGGAGGAAAGCTTCCTGTTGATGAAATCATAAGCGTAGCAAAGGAATGTAACGATGATATACTCTGTATAGTTGATGGCGCGCATACTCTAGGTCATCTATGCATTAACGTTAAAAGAATGAATTGCGATTTCTATGGTATTGGAATCCATAAATTCTGTCTTGGAGTACCGGCCTTCGGCTCTCTTTATGCAAATATCAAATATCTGGAGGAACTTGGTTTGAATGGTGAGAGACTTCCTATTTTTGATACTTATGGTGTCTCTAAGAAGTTTCGTACAGATGAGGAACTTGGTACTATTAATGGTGTTGCAATAATTGCATTTAATGAAGCATTTAACCTCATTTTTAATCATTATGGTATGGAAAGAGTTCAACAAAGGATAATCTCCTTGGCAAAATACTTCCTTGAATGTGCCCGCAAGAACGAGAAAATTACAATGATTTCACCTTCAACGCCTGATTTAGTTTCTGGGGTAGTTAGCATAGCCATAAAAAGCAGTCACTCATACGATGAATACAAAAAGCTCACTGAATCGTTAGAAAAGAAGCATCGCATAATCTGTAAAGCTCTTAAGAGACCACCTAGTATACGAATCTGTTTACACTACTTTAACAGTGAAAACGATATCAACAGGTTTTTTGAAGTGCTTAATGATATTCTATGAATTCCAAGATGTGCGCTTATCAATTAGTTTCTGAAATGCAAGATTCTAAGTGTTTTTTAAAAAACAATAAACGTGTGGTTACTTATCCATTGAGTAGACCAATGATCCTAGAACATACCAGAGAAAGTCAACTAGAATCATTGTATCCCATTGTTTTTCACAATATAGAATTTTTTAGTTTCAATTTTAGATTTGAAAGTGTATACGTAGCAGTATTGGCCGAAATACCCTATTCCGAAAAGCTTTTTGGCACGCTCGTTTCCTTATAACTTCTTTATTGTAGCAAATGGCTAATTCACTAAGCACTCATATACAGAAATGTGGTGCGGATGGAAAAAACTAATGATGATTTGCAGAAAAGTATTGAATCAAAGGATTGGGATACTGCACTGGACATACTTGACGGACTTCAAAGGACAGGTAGAACAGAAATAGTCCACATTGATTGCCTAATGAAAATAATGAAAAACCGAGACGCAAATGCGCAGATAAAGTTCGCTGCTGCAAAAATTCTTATCAATCGGTCAACCAGAGAACTGAAAGCATTAGAAGGAGTAGAGGAATGCCTAGACTGTTACCATTACGCCGATGCCTCTCTTTGTATTCTGGCGGTCATGGTACAAGAGCTCACGCTTGGAAAAGAATTAGTCAAAGAATTAGTCAAGAGCTTGCCGCCAAAAATTTTTTCGAACCTCCTCCAAGCACGTTCAAAAGATATTAAAGAGCATACTTTGACGGTATTATCGAAAATAGCTAAGGAAGATCCAGATTATATACCGATGACTATTTTGCTTGAAGCTATGCTCACGGAGAATGAGGAAGATATTAGGGAACGGATTTTAGAAATAGCAGAGATTGTTAACCCTGTCGACAAACCCAAGGAAATCCTGTTGTTAGATACACTTTTCCTAATGAATTGGATACGAAAAGAAAGAGATATTCGTAAAAACCAAACGCGGGACCTAATAGATAATCTTAACGAAGAAATAAAGGGACCTGAACCGTTTCTACTCGCTCATGCGCTTATATCATTAAGTCGCGCGGTGGATCTACTTTTTTTCTTGGTTCCTAAACGATACAGAGGTCACGATGTTCACTCGCTCAATGTTGCAACTTTAGGTCTTTTTTTACTAGACATACATATCTCAGAAAATGAAACTTTGAAAGAGTATATACAAAGAAAAAAGGATTGGACGGAGGAACAAGTCGTAAAGGCATGGTTAATAGCTGCTTTGTTACATGACCACGCTCTTCCAATTTCTTTCATGCTTCAGATAGCTCCCTGTATTTATATAATTAAAAAAACTCGTTCCTCATATTCGGAACCGCTTAATAAATTAATAGAAGCTCTAACCTCTACGTATGGCGATTTGTGTTCGCAAAAACTTCGCGAAATATATGGCGTGCTTCTTGAGGGAGATTGTTCGGAGGGGCTTTCACGTTTGAAAAAACTGATCTCAACTGAATTGCAGAGGATAAACTGCGATACCAAAGTTGAAACATCCGACATTCTTGACCACGGGATATTGTCGGCGATCAACCTGACAATGAAACTGGGGGTTTTTAACAAGAATTGGGGTGTCGACATTGAAGTGATAAAATCTTCAGCTAAGGCGATTGCTGTACACAATCTATCTCAGAAAGTTGATCTCGAGAAAGACCCTATCTCATTTCTACTTGTCTTATGCGACGACATTCAAGAATGGGGAAGAGAGATGGTCCTTTTCCCCGAAATCATTGTAGAAATCTCGTCGATACAAATAGGGAGATTCAAGTGCGGAAAAGGGAAAAAAATGTTCTTTCCAGATGTGTTGGAGATTTCTTTTGTTTCTCCCCCTCCTGAAACATCAGAGAAAACTGGATTCAATGAGACACTTTTCAAAGACAAGAAAATTCGTCTAAAAAGGAGATTGGTTTTCGATCCTACCATTAATCCGCACCGGATTAGCTATGAATTCAGATCTAAGGCTTGATTTCACTATTCGGTAAGTAGCCTCAAAGCCATATGATGCTTATGGCTGTTCTTGTCGGAACCCTTCCCTCAATGAAATCCGCTACGCTTTCTGGACGTTTAATCAAGGTATGTAGCTTTTTAATGCAGACTAAAGTTTACCTTTTCTGGTCTATGCCGACTTCACGCTGAAAACTGAAAAGCCGATTTTTTGCTTCTGAATTTTCGCATGAAAAATCCGCAAGTCTGCACCAGAACGTGAAACCCGCCGTTTTTTGCGCTTTAATTTTAGCTTGGAAGCGACTCTAAGTCAATTATAGAAAATTAGCCCAAGTTTTAGGTGAGGTAGAGTAAAATGCCAAGCGAAAAAGGAATTAAAGATTTGCTAGACTTAAATAAAAAGTTGAATAGAGTAAAAAGTCAAATTAAGAGAGCTAAACTTTACGCCTTCAAACTTTCCTTAGACAACGATGGCAACTACAACCCATATTACAACGAAATAAACGAACTTCAACTTCAAGAAATCCACATACTCCAAGAAATCCAACAAATTAACCGCGAAATCCAAGCCCAATTCGACTTCCACTCTTTTTCTCCTTTAACCTTTCCAGGAGGCTTTTAGATGCCAAACGAAGTCTTAATGAAGTATTGCCCAATTTGTAAGCGGTATTACCCAGTCAAAGTTTACGACAAGCACATGGCAAAACACAACATTCCAACAAGCCTAGCCACTGGTGACAAAAATGAAAGTGGAAAATAAAACGACCCTTTCTTTACAGCTTGACGACTTACTAAGCAAGCAGAGCTGGGAAGTCGAGTATGGAAGTCTCAACCTGCCAATAAAACTTATGCAGCCATTAGAAGACTGGAAAGTCGAAGTCCATTGGCATAACGGCAAACACCCTTTCCACGGAAAATGCCAGCCCAGCCAAAGGCTAATCACAATTGGCATAAACAAAAACATCACTTACCCATTCACGCAAGAATTTGCAGTCGGAACAAACCAGATTTTCCACCCGTTCCACGGCTACGAATATGTCATGGAAACAGTCGCTTTCAACAATCCAAACGAGCTCATCCGCTTCATTTTCCTCCACGAGTTCAGCCACCTCTTAGACTATTACCGTGGACTTAACATGCATAGAAAACAGACAAAGGCAAACCGCTTCGCCCTAAAACACTTCAAAAGGTGAAGACAATGCCCAAGTATTTAGTGGAATTAATCCTTATCGTTGAAGCAGAAACCACAGAAGAAGCCCGAAAAATCGCAGATTACATCGTAAACCTTCCCATTCCAGACAAGAAAATCGAAAATGCAATAGAAACTTTGAGGTATGAAGAAATTGTCGAAATCAGAACCTAAGATTTGTCCAAACTGTCCCCTCATTTCTTTTCTGCCAATAATAATGGCTGCACGAGTCCGCTATAGCCGACAAAAGGAGCCTTTAACTCCGCATAAAATCTGTCAAATGCTCCGAGCCTTCGCAAAACAACACCAGCTAACATCAGACGCCTGCCCTTATTTTTCTCAGACAGAAACAATGGAGCGTTATGTGTATGCCAAGAAAGCAAGAACCAGGTAAATTTTGGCCACAAGTGAGAGCCATGATTTGGGAGAAGGCGCAGGAGCTTTATCAGATGGAGCAAGCTAAAACTATGGGCGAGGATTTCAAGGCTATAACGGCGGAACGTCGGGAGCTGTGGGAAGGCGGATACTTCTACCAAGCCAAACTGATTGTTCTGCGAAACCTTTGGCTGGAAAAGAAAGGCTTGCCCTGCATAGAAGAGGAGGAAACCATGCATGCCTGTAATAGTGAATGAAGACGAAACTGACGCTCAGTGTATGTGCGACATTTGCGGTGTTAAAATTCAGGATCAGACGGGAGGAACATGTTGCCCTACGTGTGGGCGGATTTTCTGTTTAGACTGTTCTGCTGACCATCCCATTACGAAAGTTAGGGTTATAGAAGACGGTCCAGACTATAAGAAGGATGAGTATATGTGTGACCTATGCTATCGAGAATGGCGTAAAAAACATCCGCATCAGGTGAAGTTTGATGACTTTGTTTCAGGCAGGTGAAGTTGGATTATGCTTTTCAAAAAGTGGCACATTGAGCTGATTCTTTCGGGAAGGAAGACGCAGACACGAAGGCTCCCTGACAAGTCGGCAAACTATCAAGTTGGGCGTGTTTACGGCATTAGGGATCGCTGGTTTAGTAAGGCTGAAGCGCATATTTTGATAACCCGCAAGTTTAGGCAGAGGCTCGGAGACATAAGCCTTGAAGACGTGGGAAAGGAAGGATACAGCAGCCTAGAAGAGTTTCAGAGGGCTTGGGAGGAAGTCCACGGGCCAGGAGGCTGGAACCCTGATTTGATAGTTACCGTCTACGAGTTCAAGTTAAAGGAGCGGCGGAAATGAAGAAAACGAATATGTATCCTTTATCAGTGAAACAATGGAATCCGTTCTGTGGCTGTATGCATAAATGCATTTACTGCGAATCTAGTTTTCAGCGTCAACTAAAACGATGGGGAAAACAAAAATGCAAGCTATGCTATGAATACAAGCCCCATGCTCACCCAGAGAGACTGAGCCAACCGTTGCCACAGACAGGTTACATGCAATTCATTTTCACAATTTCTAATGGAGATGTGGCTTTTTGCCCGGCTGACTATCTAGGAAAAATCCTGGAAAGGATAGAGCGAGAGCCTAATAAAACGTTTTTAATGCAAAGCAAAAACCCACAAACATTCAACCGCGTCAAATTTCCTCAAAATGTTATCTTAGGAACAACTATTGAAAGTAACAGAGACCATCTCTACGAAGGAATCTCAAAAGCACCACCGCCAAGCCAGAGATTCGCAGACTTCGTTAAAGTGAACCATCGCTACAAAATGGTAACCCACGAGCCAATAATAGACTTTGACGTAGATGTACTAGTTGAATGGGATAGACAAATCAACCCATGCATGATTTGGCTTGGATATGATTCTAAACAAAGTTACCTGCCTGAGCCAGAGCTTAACAAAGTTAAAATACTTGATTGGAAGCTGAGCGAATTAGGTTATGTTGTAATTCTGAAAACAATCCGTAAATCTTGGTGGGAAAATCAGTTAGGTCCCTCTGACTTTTGCCACAATAGGTAAAGTTTAGTCTGCAACAGAAAACCACACACCTTGATTAAAAGCCTAAATTTCCGCACTCTTTACAATCTTTATAAGTTCTTTTGGCTGAGCGATGACTTCGCCACATTTC